TGATATATCATCACCATCTTCAGATTCAATAGGTGGGTTAATACCACTTATGTTAAGAGTGGCATGACCTTCATTAGTATTCACCGTAATAGTAGAACCATACTGGTAATTATCACCATCATCAATGACAATTACCGAATCTAAAGTTCCTTTACCAGTTGAACCGATTATAACTTCTGCTGGATTGTACATACCAGTAACAGATATACCATAACCATCCGGATTATACTGTCCTGTATAATCAAAATCGACACCATTAAATGACGGCATAATAATGAATGATGTGTAATATCCATCATGTCCTTGCACATTACACATTGCATATGGTCTGAAGCATCCTGTAAGACTCTCAGAATTAAGAATAATCTTTATATAATGTTCGGAATTATGTTCAAAAAATATGGCTTCTTCTATTCGTGCATTGATCGGACTCTCATCTGAAGCCACTACCTGTGAAATCTTCTGTCCAATAAAATTACTTAATGCTGCAGTTAGACCCTCGGAACCATATAAAGTATTACCATTAAGTTGTGAAGAATTAAGTCGAAGAGTCATTGTTTCATGTTGACTCCATTGTCCACCACTTGCTCGAATCATGTCGGCTGATGGATAATAAAGTTCAACAGAATCATCTAACAACATTCTAAAGAATAATTCGTTTGCTTGAAGATTACCCTTCGATCTATATAGATCTGTAATATTTTTTATTACAGTTCTCTCATCGATACCATTTGCAAGTTTATGTGGTATAGTCCTCATAAACTCATTTTTAAATGAACTGAAGAATCTATCCACAGTCTCATCAATGTTACGATATTTCAATAAATCAGTAATAGATCTGACAGGATTTGGTCTGAAATCTTTTACGATAGTGGTATTCGAACCAATTGTCAATATAGATCCGATTGCAATTGGTTTATCCGCAGGCAGAAATAATCGATTACCATCTACTGCATACACTTTAATTTGTGTAGTATCAGGCAAGGTGATCATATCACCCGCGGAGAAATACTCACCGTTCATTACGGTATATTCCCCTGCTTCTAGAAATTCATAATAATGTCTTACAAACTGTATGAATTCTGGATGGCTTTCTCTTAAAAACTCTGGAAAGTTTGACTCTATTTTCTGACTGATAGAAAGCATTCTTATATCCTAGATGAAGTTGCTTTATATTGCACGTTTGCAGAATAACCCGATAAATCCCCTAGATCATCAACACCACTTACCACTATATCTGATATAGAAACTATTTGTCCGTGAGATGGCATAACATCATTCGAATCTACAGATACTGTCATACTAAGATAATCTGATCCACCATGCAACTGATGTATATTAACTGAATTGATTGTCACTAGACCTGTATCATAATCAACTGTTCCTGCATTTTGATCTTCCACTTTACGTGAACCACCACCTCGAGAAGAACTAAACAATACCATATTACCATAACCATCATCAACAAATTCAAATTTATCAGTTGTGTTACCAATCATATAGAATGCATTCGATGAACATACACCATCAGTACCAACAACATGACCGTCATGTGGATGTAATATTTTTGCACCAAAATTGAATATATATTTATTATCAACTGAGAAATTCACATCAACACGTTTTTCAACGGTCAATCGAATAGTGTTTGATATTACTGCTGAATCAGATGCATCAACTAACGTAGACAAATTAGAATGTTTAAACGATCCACCAAATTGTTGAAGTTGTGTTTCATTATAATCAGAGATTGTTTGTGTGATAATATCAACTACCTCAGATTTTGACATACTTGATCTACCAGCTGCATGAGAAAATACACAATTCAATTTAATATAAAGAAATTCTGGATCGATAACTTCTGGGATAATACTTGCAACTTTATATTCAGACAATTGATCGACAATATGCTGTTTGGTCGCATTTGTCAATCTATCACCTGTACTTGGATTGATTGAAATAAAGACTTTACCATAAATTGGTGGAATATTATCTTCACCACCCCAGACTGATATAGAGTCATGATTAGGGAATATTCTACGAATAATAGTTGAATAATCTGCTGCAGTTACTGCTCTATTTTGTGCAGTATAAGTAAATGGTGCATTTCGTTTGATAGATTCCATACTTTCCGCACCACCACCACCAATACTAGGTGATACCGTTGCAGTAGAAATAGAATCAGGAGAGATGATATTTCCATTATTATCTTGAATACCTCCACCATAAACAAATCTCTGTATACCATCTGCAGAGTCACCAGATACTTTTAGATATTTAACAGAAACTTGTGTACCATCTATTAGTTTTTTTGCAATAATATCATCACCGAGAGTTACAGTATAAAGACCTTTCGACCCCTCATCAAGAAAGAATAGATCTTGTCCAGATTCTTTACCGGCAACTGCAATATCACTTGCATATATGATAGGAATATTATTAGATCCATCAAGTCTGGAAATAGATATAGTTGAAGTATCTATCCCTGTATTCGGAATAGTGTATTTCTGCACACCATTTACAATATTGAATACATTAGTTATTAATTTACCCTCATACAGTTTAATATTCTCAAATACTGCCACATGATGACCGGTACTATTGAGAGTTGGATTAGCAGAATAAGATTCCAATAATACAAATTTATATGTTTCGTTTCCACCAGATGATTCGAAAACTGTACCCGCGGGTAATGTAACTGATGGGTATGATGATGTAAATGTTGCAGTAAATGTAACGGTTGCAACAGATGATTTAGAGGATTGTGGAGTATATCCTAATGCTTTTGCATGTGCAACAATATTTTTTCTTAAAACTGCAGAATCCAAAAACATTTCATTGACTGCCATATTTGCAGTCATTGCAGTATAATGTGTGTTATATGCAAGGACATCCAAAAGAACTGAAATGGTAGAACCATCAAAATCATAATCAGTTAAAAGATCTTGTTGTGATAAGAACGTTTTTAGATTGTTTCTTATTTCGAAAAAATCCTGTTCAGTTATGTTTAATTTATTAGTCGTTGCCATATCTATTTAATCCTTTCTAGGATGGTTTCTATTGTATGATGTTCATTTGGTGCATTGATTATAGTAAAATGGATAGTTACCATTAATGAATTTGCATCATCAGGTACTATATCAAGGTCAGTCAATACCACTCTAGGTTCGAAATTGCCAATTAATTGTTCTATCTCTGTTCTCAATACAGACAATTGGATGAAATCCATATTCTCAAATATCAATCGTCTGATATTAGATCCTAGCCATGGTTGAAATGGTCTTTCCCCATAGTTAGTCTGTATCAACATCATCACAGATCTCTTAATTGCAGTAACATCAAATACCCTAGTTATATCATCAGTAACTGGATGTTTGGTGAATGCGATGTTCAGATCTTTCCAGATTTTTGATGTATTTCTGGATAAATTAGTATCCTCTGCATCATGAAATGTAGTAGCCATTAGAATTCTCTGGTTCTGGTTTTATTAACTATATTTATACTCATCCACCAGCATTTACATTGGAGGATCCTGCTATAATGGCACCAGAGTCAGTTGAATCCCCAACTCTTGCAATTGCAATACCATCTGCAAAAACTGTACCAGACCCAACATTAATCTTTGCTTGATGTGGACAACACGAATTCCCACAAGGTAGTGTATGAATTTGTGTTGGATCCCCTTTATGTTCTACACCAATATAATTTGCAAATACAGTTGTTGACCCAGATATAACCGTAGTTATTACATCACACCCGTGACCTGTAGTTGTAGGATCTGCAATTCTTGCAACGGCTGGCATTATACTCTCCAATCAACCCATGCAACATACATAGGATCTGCATTTAAATCATTTTCCCATTGTGCATACTGATCACCGGTTGTCATATTATCTATATGTGGATTATTAACCACATATTTTTTAAAGTTACTTTGATTTTCCTCATTGTACAATACCATTTTATTCTCGGTTTCTTGTGAGGCTGCAAATGCAATCTTATCTTCTGATGAAACCTCTGGCAATACCGATTGTGATAATGGTGGTGGAAGTGGAATCTCAGTTCCCTGACGAACGTTCTCCATTTTAATCTTTTCTATAGTCGGTGAAGTCATCGGCCTACTCTTAAGAATTGATCTATCAATATCCTCTATCGATTTAATATTATCCCAATATTCAACAATTGTTTGTTTAATTGACTGTGTAGTTTTTGCATCTGGGCCAAGTGTTTTAACCACTTCCAATGATTCCTCAGTTAACGTTCTTGCACCAGCTGCAACTACCCTTGTGAAATTTAAATCATTGAATGTCTGTGATTTTAATGCTTTCATTATTGCAGTTTCTTCTGATGGATCTTCTGGTTCAGACTGATCTTTTGCAAATAAGGGTTCCTTCGGATTTTCAGAAACTGTTCCATCAGGCTTCATTAATATGTTAGGTACCAATGCACATGGATCGATATTATCTAGGATACCATCAATTAGATTATTAACAGAAACCCCAGCTTTATTAAGTGCATCACCATAGACAGTCTGGAAATCTGCAAGATTCTCATTATAAACTTGTATTAATTGTTGATTGATAACATCTTCCGGATTCTTCTGAAACTGTTCCGCCATTACTGCAAGTGCAATTACTTGTTGTAATATTGGTTCACCATCCGAATCACGTACATCATACACTGGTTGAACGAATTCCCTTAGTGCCTGTTCCATGGCACTCTGAACCATAACTCCTGCTTGGGATTTCAAAGATGCAAGTGCATTCGAATTGGAAAGTGCATATGCAGCTGCTGCAAGTAATACACCCTTGACTGCAGTCTTATTAACATCAAGTCCACATACCTTGAATGTGTCTAATGCAGAAGATGTAGATAAATCGAGGCCAGGAAAATTATCAATTGCACTCTGTATATCAACAGTAGGTAATGGTATATTGATTTTATCTAGATCTATATCTGGTATAGATGCATCAGGTAAAGTTATATTCGGTAGTATTGCCATATTAGTTCATGTTAATTACTGGTGCTGTTTCTTTAATCTCCGTACCAGATTCAGTTCGGATCTGACTCGGAGTCTGTATATGTAACCTACCAGTTGAACTCAATGTCATTGCACCACCGGCAGTTGCATTGAAATTACTAGATAGTGCAGCTAATGATATATTATTAAATGCAGATAAATTATAAGACTTCATAACAGTTAAGGTCATATCTTTAACAACCGACAAATCATATGTTCCATTCACTTGTTTTATATAATTTGCATTAATATGTGATACCTGATCTAGCATTACACGTAGATTATCATTTTTATTAATATTTCCTGTTCTATTCCCACGTACTTCAAATGCTTCATTACCACCTGATTTACCAACACCTATCTTATAGAAATGGTTTTTGTGAATCTTTTCTGTATAATTACCCTCAACCTCAAGAATATAATCCCCCTTAATTAAAGTTCTACATGCACCACCGATAGTCAGATTGCATGATCCTTCAATAGAAACATTCCTATCTCTCAATACTATTTCATAATCTGTGCCTACAATTTTGGTCATCTTAGAACCATCTGGATGAATTTCATCAAATGTTCCAGTTCTATGATAATTCATTATCCTTTCACCGCCAGGTGAATCGTCAACCTCAAAAACATGACCAGACTCAGACTCAGTTACATGATTATATGGATACTGGGAATAAGTGTTACTTTTTGGATGTGGTTCTTCCCATGTCTGTCTTGGATCAACCGCGACAGATTCAACCGTTTTAATATATGGTTTGGTTGCTTTGGGTATATCGGTTATTCGATTTTTTCTTCGTGTGATAAGTGAATCATGTGATTCTGCATGTTGACCTCTTGCAAGTCTAGAAACATCGGAATCTGATTGTCTAGGGTATGCACCATTAGGATCTCTAAATCCACGATTTTCTAATGTCCATTCATCACGGTCAAGTTCCGAATTGAAGCCAGGCAGTGATCCAACAATTACAGATTCTTGTCTATATGCATCCAGAAAAAAACCTGTTACCCAAGAACCCTCTACTAAAAAAGATGGGGTATGACCCATACCATCCATTGATGGTGAAGTTGTGGGCGCCATCACCGTTGACCATGCAAGATCTGGTGTAGGTATCTTGGTCTTATCTTCCGTATGATGTCCTAAACATCTAACACGAACCCTCCCCAATCTTTCTGGATCTTGTCGGTCTTCAACCACCCCAACAAACCATATTAAGTCTTTACCTGTATAATTTTCCATATAATATCAATACCTTCAGAATTTCATGTATTTATACTGCACACACAAAAATGCCCAACCGAAGTCAGGCATTATTCCCGAAAGGGATTATTAACATGTATTAGATGATTTATATGAAAAATATTACCGATAGGGGTTAATACACTTTAAGAATCAATGTTTTGTCATTTAACCTACCAGAACCCGTGGATATAATTGTCTTATCGATAACACCAAACTTCTTAATCATTTGACCTTTACGAGATTTCATAAATACACCAATCTTATCAATTGGTTTTTTTATTCTACGTTGAGCCGAAGTGTCATATCCCTGAAGTGTTGTACCCTTGACAGTCATTCCACCAGCACTCGAATAATAACTTAACATTTTAGTATGAGGATTATATAACCATACTTCTTTCGCATCAATTAATTTTTCAGGTGATTGTGATTTAAGCTTAAGTTCCGAAAATGATTGAAGATACTTAACCTTTCCAACAATCTTTTCTGGTGATTTAGACTTCTTAACTCTTTTTGGTGCAATTGCATTCATATACACCTGAGTTTCTGAAATCATATCATCAAAGAATTTAATAACCTTTTTCTTTTGTGGTGTCGAGAAGTTATCATACCCTTCTTTCATTTCCTTATCAGTCATTGATAATTTAAACTCTTCCCTTACAGATACCATCCATTCAATCAACCCAGTTGAATATGATGATTTGATAGAATTATCAGATAAATATTTCTGTGTATTGAACTTCATTAGTAAACCAGATTCTAGAAAATCCTCAAATGCATTATCTAGTCCTGTAATATATGCATTACTTCTAATTGCAGTCCTTTGTTGAATTGTCAATTCTGGTTTACTGACAGTCTTAGTAGTCGGTGATGGATCTTCCAATCGATCTATAAAGTCTGAGATATATTTTTCAGTTTTCATATCGGAAATGATACCTCTATCAATCATTCTCATGATTGCACCTGCAGTTTGTGTGCTTACAGATTTCGGAATGACCTTTTCTATCTTCCTTTTTTTCAAATATGTGTTGATATAACGAATTATACTTTTTTGATCAGCCATTGTGTTATACCAATTTAATGCTGCAGTCATTTCACCTTTGGTATATTTCTCTGGTAATGTAGGCTCTACAACTTCATTTGCCCATTTTGCACGTATCTTAGCTTTTGCTTTAGACATAATTCCCACCCTATAATCTATCATTAATAAAAAGTTGAAGTTCAATTGTTAACCATAGAAATACCATTCCAATAGAAAACACCCCTACCATTTCCATAACACTCAAAGATTCTGTAGATACAGAACCGAATATCATTATCATCGAAATCACACAAAAAATACTACTAATAATATTAATTACTGCTCTCAATACATTTCTCATAATATAACGTCCTTCCTAGTAATGAAGCTTCAAATGAAGCCTAAAATGACAAAAAAATCAAAAAGCCAAATTCCTATATACTAGGAGGAACTCCATTTTCTTGCATCATACGGAACTCAAATATAACCTCTAATTAATTAACCATCATCATCGTGAACATCAACCCCTTTATACTTTGCAGGGCCCATTTCATCTAAAGCACTTTTAGTTTCGAAATTAGTTTTTGCAACAGCATATAGTTCATTGATCGGTTCAACTTCAACTTCAAAATTATCAACCCAATCACCAATATCTAAAAATTCATTCATCTTCATTTCTCTCTTTATCTTTAATTCACTGTTAGTATAACAAAATTACACATGATTGTCAACCTTTTTATATATGATTGTCAACCTTTTTTCAATTTGGCCATTGGTCTTCATTATTCCATTTAGCAATATTTTTACTAGAATTACAATATGCACAATTACTTTTTGCCAACGGTATATCTAATTCAACTGCAAGAAATGTTACAGCATAGGTACAAACCTCATTAGATCTATACTTCCCAACAACTTTATTTGCAATACTCAATGT